AAAGTATTATAAAAAGGATGAATGTGATTATCATATGGTAGAAAGATTTGAAAGAGTCAAAAAAATGAGAGAATAATTGTATAATTACATGTATAAATATAAGGACAAGAAGGAGAATATATATGAGTAGGTCAGTAGCAGTAGATATCGGAACGGGATTCATCTCTTCCGCTGAAACAGGTAAAGAAGAAAAGAAAGTAGCATTCCGTAAAGTAAGGGATTGTTTTTTTAAAGTAGACCCAAAGGAATTCTTAGGTGGCGCTAATCCCATGTTTGGTGAAAAGATGCTCAAGAAAACTGGTGCTCACTTCATTAAAGTAAATGACACACTCTATATTCTTGGTGACTCTGCGTATAAAATGGCGGGGACAGTTCATAAAGAAACTCTTCGTCCAATGGCAAAAGGTGTCCTTAACCCAGATGAACCAGAAAGTGCTGTAATGGTTGGTGAACTTATTAAAGCGGTTGCTGGTAAAGCGGAATCTCCCGATGACACTCTATTCTTTTGCGTTCCTGCTGAACCAATTGATGCTGACTTCAACGTTGAATATCACAGAGAAACCCTTATTGAGGTGTTTAATAGTATAGGATATGAGAATGTAAACGTCATGAACGAAGGACTTGCGGTTGTGTTTTCTGAACTAGCAGACGAAAACTTCACTGGTATTGGCATTTCGTTTGGAGCGGGCATGGTAAATGTTTGTTATTCATTTATGGGGATGCCTACACTTTCCTTTGCTATTTCAAGGGGTGGGGACTATATCGACCAGAACGCAGCAAAACAGGTCAATGACACTGCGAATACCATTACTCACCATAAAGAGAAAGGAATGAGCATTAAAGACCCTAAGAACGAATATGAGAAGGCAATTGCAGTTTACTACAAAACTCTATTGAAATACCTTGTAGCGCAAATCAAATACCTATATAACAACACAGATAAGAAAGACTTGCCTAACTTATTCGACCCAATTCCTGTGGTTGTGGCGGGTGGAACTTCACTTGTTGGTGATTTTGTGTCTACTTTACAAGAACTTATCAGTGAAGAGAAGGATTTTCCAATCCCTATTAGCGAAGTGAGGCACGCAGAAGAACCTCTTTTTGCTGTAGCGCATGGACTTTATCAAGCGGCATTGTTGAATTCAGACTAAAAAGTATAAATACATGCTAGATAAGGAGTCTAGTATGGGAAGAAGAGATGAAGATAGTGATGGTGATTTGGTCATTAGAACGGGCGGAATCAATATGAATAACATTGTTGTTTATTTGTTGGTTGTTATCTCTTTGGCACTTGGTAGTTGGTCGTTTAATACCACCTCATCTCATAGTCAAGAATTGTCTGGTTTGAAAACCCTTCCTGTTGCTATTGAAAAACTCAACACTACATTAGAAAAAACCAACGCACTCACTCTTAGAATGGATGAGCGTGTAAAATCTCTTGAAAAGGAAACTTATAGAGACGATAAACAAGATTCGTCCATCAAGAAACAATGGGAATTGTATGGCGAAGTTAAAGACAGATTGATTAAGTTGGAAGCAAAAGTGGAGTTATGGGGCAATGAGTAAAAAGAAAAAACAAGAATCAAAAGATTGGGATGATGTCTATAATGACATGGTTGACCAAATGAAAAAGAATTCTAAAGAATTTCCTAATGCAATTCCTCTTGGCGTTGAAACCAAAGCAAACAACAAGAAAGCAAAGAAGAAAGTGGAAGAAGATTCCGAGAAAAAGAAAAAGAAGAACTATCCTTATTACGGTTCCGTTGGAATGGGTTTTGGATGGGGACTTGGCGACAGTCACGGTGGCGGAGGAGACTTCGGTGGTGGTGACGGTGGTGGCGGAGGAGACTAATGATTGATTGGCAAAGAGTTTATACAGATATGATTCTGGAAGATAAACAGACTAAGAAGCATCAAAAAAAGAAAGAGAAGGCAAAGTCAGAGACTGCACAAAAGGGTCTTTCTCCAGAGAGGATGAAAGAACTTGCTAGTCATGATGCTCGTAGAGAAGTCAGAAAGTCCGAAGCAACTAAGATTAACAAGAAGATTAGCACTCCATCGCAATTGAACGATGCCGAGAAGGAACGTTTGGATAGAGTGATGGACAATAAGACTGTCGAGAATAAGATAGATAAACTTGCTAAGAAGAAAGTTAAAGAGAAGCAACTATCTCAACAAGAAAAAGATTTGAGAAAGCAAGCGACAGCAACTAAAGATGCTAAGAAGAAAAAAGAGTTGAATAAGAAAGCAAAAAGTCTAAAGGACCAAATCCAAAAGATTAAAGATTCTTATGCTCCTAAAAAGAAAGTAGAAAAGAAGGACTAAGCACAATCCTCATACATTTCGTTTAGCATTTCACGCAAAACTTTCTTATCTAAATCTTCTGGAATTTCTATTATATTAAGAAATTCATTCAAGAATCCCATAGTATCTTTGATACTTGCCTCAATGTCTTCGTCTGAATCGAAGTCGGAATCTGATTCATCGTCTACTACACATGCAATAGGATTTAAAGAGTTAATCCTTTCTATTATGTTAATCTTATCGACCTCACTACAGTTCTTGAGGAATTTAACTCTAAGGATATTATTATCAACCTCTTCCTTTTCAACTTCCCTGTGTTCATCAAAACTTAGTTTAATGTGTTGAGGTGTTCCCTTGGTTTCAACAAACTCTTCTTTGGAAGTGTCGGTGTCGTAGATATAAACCCCTTTAACGTCCATGTAGTCACTCCAAGTTAGTTCATAAGGAGTTCCTGTGTATTGGATGTTGTCGTGCTTTCTTCTAAGATGAAAGTGTCCACTATAAACATTTTCACAATTGGAAAAGAGGTCGTGTTTAAAACCTTTGTCCTCGAAGACACCGGGAACCATTTCAAAGTTATTGATTTCTAAGTGACCAAAGCATAAGTCGTATTCGTTATTGACTAACATCTTCATTACGTCTTCTTGTTCGTCTTTGACAATCCAAGGAAGCATCAATGCCTTCTTATCACCAAAAGTGATTTCGGTTGGGTTCTCGTAGACTGTAACTCCTTGGTCTTCTAGGATGGTCAATGAGTGGATATTCTTGTTGTTGCGGTAATATATGTCATGGTTACCAACTATACAATGAACGTCAGTGACCTTGGTCAATATCTTAAAGAGTTCCCTAACTCTATTGACAATCACTGGGGACAAACTATTTCTTGAGTCGAACACATCGCCCAGAAAAACAACCTTATCGCACTTGTGCTTCTCTATATTGGGAATGAGTTCCTTGAGAAACCAATTGGTTTGGAAATCCAAATATGCTTGTGAATTATTTCTTACACCGAAGTGCAAGTCACCTACTACCATTATTTTCATTATTACCCCTGTTCTTCGTTCCAACGTTCGAGTTCGGTTTTTTCCATTGCCTGTTTAATTAACTTGTCTTTGAGTTCGGAACGCTTCTTCTCTTTTGTAATTGCTTGTATAAAACCATTATAACATATTTGGGTGCAATAACTAAAGGCATTTGCCTTGGGGTTATTTTTATCAAACTTTTTTGCGAACCGACAGAGATACTCAATTCCTAAACCAATCATTTCTTCTTTATAGGTGTAATTGTTGAAGTTGTTTTTGTTTGCTAGATTGTAAGCAATCTTCAAAAACATTTCACCAAGTTCATCCGTAATCTCGCCCCTTGCCTTTTTCTCAGCAGCCTTGAGAAGAATCTTTTCCTCATCCATTATTCTCTTAACGTCTGCTTTAAACGTTTCGCTAAGATGGGTGAGTTCTTTCTTCAACTCTTGAGCGTCGATGTAATTGGTTTTATTCATAAGCATTTCCTTTTCAATATATTATAATTATAACAACATGTTTGTCTTTTTATGGATAAAAAGGAGATGAAACAGTTATAATATGTATATACTATTTTTAAGGTAACTTGATGACACAGAAAATATCAAAGAAACAAAAGAGGGCGAAGAAAAAGAACGTTGAAAAGAAAATTCAACTGGAAATGAAACGCAGGCAAAGAGAGAAAGATATTACTCAAGAAGCAGAAACTAGGATGGCGCAACAAAAGATTTTGCAACAACAACAGCACAACTCTATAATGCAACATCAAAACCAATTGGTTGGTTCTCAAGGTGGAATGCCGAATGGACAACCAAACCAACAAACAAAGATGATTGTCAATTACATTGCCGATAAAAATGGTTGTGGTTACTTTAGAGCAATTTGGCCGTTTGAGTTGCTTTCTACCTATAAAAATATGATGTCTCTTAATACCTTCATGTATCACATGGAACCAGCGGTCCTTCAAAAAACACACACATTTAGATTTCAACGTCAAGCAACTGACCAACAATTCATGGCATGGAGGCAATACTATAACATGAGGCAACAACTTGGTTATCAATACAAAATGCAATATGAGATTGATGACTTGCTCATGGACATTGCTCCAGAGAATAAAGTTGCCTATGATTATTTCGATGCGGGCAAGAAGAGAAATCACCTTGAGATGTTAAAGATGGCGGATTCTGTTACATTCTCGACTGATGCATTGAAAGAAGTTTATGTTAGGGAACATGGCATTGAAGCAGAGAAAATCAAGGTCGTGAGGAATCACTTGCCACAATTCATGTACAGTCTACCTTATAGGAGTGCTCCTAAAGAATTCTCCCCAGAGAACAAACCGAGAATATTTTGGAGTGGTTCTGCCTCTCATGTTGGTAAAGGTGGTGATTTGGCATTCTTACTCCCATTGATAGAACAAACCGTGGATGAGTACCAATGGGTCTTCCAAGGCACAATTCCTCCAGAATTAACGCAATATGTTAAGGAAGGGAAGATTGAGTTCCTTCCATGGGTTCCTGTCTATGGTCTTGCCAATATTCAATTCTATAAAGCAAAACCAGATATTTACCTTGCTCCCCTTAAACCTTCCGTGTTTAATGGTTGTAAGAGTGATTTGAAGTATTTGGAGTCCTGTGCTCTTGGTGCTCCTTGCATCACTACAAGTTTCGAGGAAAGTGGATTAAAAAGTCCATATGACCAAGCGGGTGCCGAGATTTGTCTTGAACCAGATGCTGACATTTGGAAGGCAATGATTGACCACTTGGTTGGAAATCCTGACTATTATATAGAAACGGTGAAAGCACAATACAAATTCCTAAATGGAAGATGGATGGAAAATAACCTAACCGAGTGGAGTGAGGCATTTTAAATAGCACTTGACAACTCGCCTAGTCGTGTTACAATGATATGCAACTAGGAGAAATTTTGTATGGAGTTTGAATCAATTAAGAAGTTTAAGGACGTTCTTTTAGGAGTTCGACCTAAATTTGGTGACGACAGGGGATGGTTCTCGGAACTACATGATGAGGATTGGGAAAATTTACCTTTCTCTTTTTATAAAGATAATGTTTCTAAATCAGCACCGGGAACTCTAAGAGGTTTACATTTTCAAAACCCTAAACCACAAGGAAAATTGGTAACAGTCCTTCAAGGAAGTGTTATTGACTTCTTTGTTGACTTGAGGAAGCAATCAAAAACTTTTGGGGAATATGGTTGGGTTGAGTTGTCTGAATCGCAACATATTTCTCTTTACGTCCCGGAAGGGTTCGCACATGGATTTTATGTGACTGGTGACGAAGAAGCAATCTTTCATTACAAATGCACGGATGCTTACTATCCTAAGTACGAACAGTCGTTAAACTTCTTTGACCCTGACATTAATATAGATTATGATTTTGGTCCTATCATTGCGACTAAAAAAGATTTGCAAGGCAAGAGACTAAAAGATTTCACCGATGAAGAATTATTTTAAAGGAAATTAAAAAAATGAGTCACCCAATTACAGTTAGAGAAAAGACGGAAAATGGTTATGAACACTTCGATGTGTTCTCAAGACTAGCAAAAGACCGTATCATTATGTTGGACACCGACTTCAATGACTACATGAGTTCATTGGTCGTTAGTCAACTTCTATTCCTCTCGAATCAAAGTGAAGAGGACATTACAATGTATATCAACTCCCCAGGTGGTGTTGTAACAAGTGGTCTTGCTATCTATGATACGATGCAAATGATTCCAAATAACGTTAAAACAGTCGTTATTGGCAATGCTTGTAGCATGGGTGCTTACATCCTATCTGCTGGAACAAAAGGCATGAGATGTGCCACTCCATCGTCTAGAATTATGATTCATAGGATTAGTGGTGGTGCTCAAGGGTCAATGCCAGACATGGAGATTACCTTGGAAGAAGCACGAAGATTGAACGAATACTTACATGAACGCATGGCAATTCACTGTGGTAAGTCTCCTAACGTCATGAAGAAGGCAATGGATAGAGACAATTGGATGAGTCCAACTGAAGCAAAGAAGTTCGGTCTTATCGACAATGTTCTTGAACCAAATAAAAATTCTTGGAAGTAATGAGAATTTTAATTTTATTGATTTTATTATCTTTTAGTGGTTGTAACTACCAAACGATGACAACAGAGGAACAAATCCAGTTCCATAGAAATTATGATGGAGCGAATGGAAAGTTCATTCCATTGCAATCTTATAGGAGAATGTATGAAAAAAGAAATGATTAATAAATTAAATCGTCTCGCATATGTTCTTGACCCAAGAGATGTTTACGATGACGCAATCGTTGATGTGGATGATTGCGGTCGTGCTATTTACTCAAAAGAGAAAGTTATTGAGTGTGGAATAGAACTCTTTGGTTCTTACGAAGAATCTCTTGACTGGCATGACTACAACACTTTCTCTGCCTACCTTGGAGACATGACCCCTCAATACATTTCAGAAATGGACGAAGATGAAGATTTCTGAGGCAGTAGAGAAGCAACTAAAATGTAAAGATTTATCAATTCTAGAACCAATTATTGAAGAATTGAGTGTTTTTATTGCCAATGGCGAGATGGTCATTGGTGAAGCGGATTGGTCCAACTTTAATGGGAAGTACGACAAGGAAACTCTTAGAGATGCAATGACACTCACCATCCTTGACAAGAAATTAAATTTTCCTTTTGAAATCATAACAGAAGATGACGTTCAAAAATGCTTCAATTCTGTTCGTAATTTGCAAATAGCAAAGGAAATCATCATTCCAGAGGAAGTGACCTATGAAGCGAATGGTGAGATAAAAAAGAAGACTGTCATCGAAAAGTTCACTGACTATAAATATAGTTACGAGAATTGTGGTATATGTTTAATAAATGGCAACCCAAGATACAACGATGTTAGTGACTTCTTTCAGTCCAAAAATAGGCATCAATGTGGCACTTGGGCGGCATGTAGTACATATGAAGCGTGGACGACAGGCAATGGTCTGAGACGCAACCTCGGTGCCGTATGGCGTAACGTAACACCTAACAAGATTAATAGAACATGCTTGAAAACATCCCTAAGACTATCAACATACATAGCAACGCAATTCAAACCGACCATTGCGAAGATACTATATGACTCTTATAAAGCGGATAAAATCATTGATATTAGTTGTGGTTGGGGTGACCGTCTTGCTGGGTTCTATTGCTCAAATGCAAATGAGTATTATGGGTTTGACCCGAACCCAGACACGTTTAAAGTCTATAAAGAGCAGTGTTTATATTACGAAAGACTTCTAGGGAACGAAAAACCTAAGATAAAAGAGACTTCCAACTCATTCTATATTGAGGGAGTTAAGAAGGTTTTGATACAAAACAAACCTGCAGAGGATGCAAATTATAAATTAATTCCAAACGACATTGATTTCGTTTTCTCCTCACCTCCATACTTCTCAATGGAGACATATGGCAAAGGAAAGGATGGACAGGAGGAGCAATCGTGGTGTCGCTATAAAGAATACGAAGATTGGGAGAAGGGTTTCTTTCATCCTGTTTTGGAAAAATGTTGGGATAAACTAAGTGATAGAGGCATTATGGCAATTAATATTGTTGATGTGATTATCAAGAACACTCGACATTTAATTTGCGAAAGAATGATTGAACACATGGTCGAAGCAACTGACGCAGAGTTCGTTGGGCAAATTGGAATGAAGTTGAACATGCGACCCAATACTAGGACGGATGATATTCAATTCGACCAAACTAACAAAATCCCTTTTGTTGAGCCAATTTGGGTATTTAAAAAAGCACTTGACGAAAGGGACATATTGTGTTATAATAAGAGTGTCGATATAGAGGATTTATTTGAATGAGTGAAGAAAAACAAGATTACACAGAAATGAAGGGATACATCAAGCAGTGTGCAGACACCGATGGTCTTCCTCTCTTTAACGAACAGCAATGGATTGAGTTGAATCAACTGTATAATAAGGATGAATTTCGTAGAGCGATGGTAGAATACGTCCTCGAAGAGAAACCACCATTCCCCTTCAAGGAAATCAAGAAACAAGATGTTGTTGACAACTTCTTCAAACTTTGCAAGGAACCTGTTGACGTTTCTTTCCCAAAGGCAATCACCTCTAAGTTCGATTACAAAAGAGAGTATGGTGGAAAGGTTTTCGATGGTAAGGCAAAATACAACAAAGTCAGTGACTTTTTCCAAAGAACCAATCGTTATGAGTGTGACACCAAACACAACATCTCCGTGCTCACTTCATGGGAGACAGGGAGAGGGTTGTACACAATTCTTAATTCCTTTTGGACTATGAAGCATGGTAAGTTGGATAGAGCGGTTTGGTACTCATCATTCAATGTAGCGGCAAGTGTGGCATCTCAGTTCCGACCAGCAATTGTGAAGAACATTTTGAACCACTTCAAGGCAAAGTCCTACATGGACATGTCAAGTGGATGGGGTGACCGTCTTGCGGGTTTCTTTGCTAGTAACGCAGAGCATTACATTGGCTTTGACCCTTCGACTAAAACATTCCCAATCTACCACAAGCAAAAAGAGTTCTATGAATCCTTGCTTGGGTTCGAGAAAAAGACAACTTTAATCAATCTTCCTGCCGAAGATGTGAACTACGAGGAACTTCCCGAAGTGGACTTGTTCTTCTCTTCACCTCCTTACTTTATGGCAGAGAGGTATGAAGACAACCCTGCGCAGTCATGGGTTAGGTACAAAACTATTGAAGCATGGAAGAACGACTTCCTTTATGTTGTACTCAAGAAAGCATGGTCACGCATTAAAATGGGTGGTCATATGGTAGTAAACATCAGTGATATTTACAAGGGCAAGGAACGTATTGAAATCTGCGACCCAATGTGTGACTTCATCGAAGCACTACCAGATGCTAACTTCGTTGGGTACTATGGTATGAAAATGTCACTTAGACCTAACACCCAAGAAGACGAGACACAAGCAAATAAGATGAGAGAAGAAGCGGGTGCTAACGTTAAATCGACTCATATTGAGCCAATGTGGGTGTTTAGAAAGGGTGAGGATAAAGAAGAGACGAACGATATAGAAGACTTGTTCGAGTAATTATCTATCGGGTCCACCGATTTCGGCAGCAGCAGTGTCTGCATCAGCAACACCACCAACATCTAAGATGGTGTTCATTGCTTCTCCCATTTTCTCAATTAATGGTCCCATTCCTTCGAGAATGTCTTTTTGCAACTCAAAGTAGTCATTCATTACTTTCGTTGCGTCTTTATAGAATTCTTTTTCCTCGTCATTAAGAGACTCAAAGAATTCTTCCTCGGTGCCTTCCCAAGAGTCTACTCTATCAACAATTTCTTCGTATAGAGGGTTTTCTAGAATAGTATCTACTTTAGCGGAATGCTCATCGAGAAGTTCTTGGAGTGCGTCTTCTCCACCAAAATGGTCCAAAAGTTTTTCTCCCGCCTCTTCCATTTCTTTACCAAGTTCTTCAAATTTAGCAATGTCTTCTTCCGAAGCATTTTCAAAGTTGTCCAAAAAGTCACCCATGTCCCCACCACCTTCAACATCAAAATGAGCAATTCTGTCTTCGAGTCTCTCAAAGTCATCCATGCCTTCTACATCGAAATCTAAATTTCCATTGGCATCTAGGTCTTGTAAGTCATTGAGGAACTCACCAGCTTCTGCTGGTCCACCACCTTTTAGAACGAAAATCATCATGACTGTAACAGCAATCTTTACGGTCTTTGGGTTGTTTGCGACAATCATATTCAATTGATTCCAAAGGTTCTTGAACTTATCTTTGGTTTTCTTGAACCAATCGAAAAGACCTTCGTCTATGTATTGGAACGATTCTTCAGCAATTTCTGCATCGCCCCCACTCTTCTTCTTCAATTGAAATAGTTTAAATATCTTCTTTTTATGTTTCTTTAATATATCTAGATATTTCTTTTTCTTTTTTGGTTTGCTTTTCTTTGCGTTTTTGAGTGCGTCTGCTTTCTTGGATACTGCTTTCGTAAACTTCCCAAGGTCCATTTTGCCAGCTTTTTGTAACAAAGCAAACTTCTTCAAAGGACTTGCGTCATTCACTTTTGCATCGAGTCCTTTTAATTTATCAAAAACAGTATCAATTTTATCGAAACTCTTCTTAAAATCTTCCATTAGACGAAGTTTACGATTCGTCTCTTCTACTAGCATTATATATTGTGTTCTCATACCCTTATTTATATTAAAGTAGCATTTGACTTTAAGGTTTTTGGCGGTACAATTATATAAACTGTAAGGAAGAAATATGCATTATGTACTAGAAAGTCACCCCGTCAAGTTCCTCTACACGGCAAGTAGATATATTCTACAGCATGGAGAGAAGTATGGGGACATTATTGAGTGTCGGAATATGTTTTCCGAAATAAAAGATGTTAAAGAAGACAAGATGACTCAGATGATGCATGACAAGTTTATTGAGATATTTGGAGATGAGCGTTTGAATTGGGCAAAGAAGGTTACCTTTATGGAACCCAGAGTCGAGCGTTGTCCTTTTACTGACATAGAAGATTATGTTTATGAGTGTTTACCCAAGATAGAGAAAAAGGATTCTTACTTTGGTAGATTGATTGGACAGTGTGGGAAGTTTGAAAGAAATCAATTCGCACATTTAATTAAGAGATTGGGAAAGAAGCAAAATTCAAAGACACTTCAAATGGTTGTTTATAAGGAAGGGGACATTTGGAATGAAATGGGTCCACCTTGTTGCATATCTATTAATGTTGCTCCTAGAGATGGAGTTTTGAACATCACAGCAAACTTTCGTTCCATGGCACTTAGCAAAGCGGGTTATGCCGATGCTCAGGCAGTTTATGAAATGGGGCATTGGTTGGCAGACGAAACCGATATGAAACTAGGAACTGTTGGGTTGTTTGCTCACAGTAGTCACCTTCGTGGGAAAGACGGGGAAATGAAAAAGATTAAACAATTTGTTGGAGACGTTGAAGAATGTGTGGCATCACTGGAATTGTAGTTAAGGGGAGAAACACAAAGACCAACCTCCAAAGAACTAGTTCAATGCTCAAGGCATTGGACCATAGAGGGACTGACCATAAAGGTAACTTCTCTTATGAAACCGAAGAGAGTGGTAGCGTCATTGGTCATACTCGTTTGGCAATCAATGACCTTAGTGAGCAAGGAAATCAACCATTTCATTTAGAGAAAACTTCAATTGTCGTCAATGGTGAGATTTGGAATCATGAAGAGTTGAGGGAATACTTAAAGGGAAAAGGGTTTGAGTTTAAATCGAATTCGGATTGTGAAGTAATTCTTCCACTTTATTCTCTTGGTGAACTGACTAAACTAGATGGGATGTTCTCTTTTATTATTATTGATAGAGAGAAGAACAAGATGGTTGTTAGTAGAGATTGGGTTGGTAAACTTCCATTGTATATCCAAAAGACACCAGATGTAATACTTTTGGCATCTGAGATAAAGGCATTGAGAGTTGGACAGGGAAATGCAATCACCGATGATATAAAGTTCGTTCCGAGAAATTCTTTAATTGTTATTGACTTGGGGACTTTTGAAATGAATACTTTTCAAAACTTCTATGGTTGGATAGGGGATTGTGAACGCCTTAGAGGTGATGGTGACGTTGCTGGTAACACCTATCAGTTGCTTGATAGAGCGGTCAAGAAGAGAACCATCTCTGATGTACCCATTGCTACATTAAACTCTGGTGGGATTGATTCTAGTGTGATTACTTACCTTCTATCGCAATATGTAGATGACATTAAGTGTTACACTGTAAAGTTTGACGAAGACTCACCTGACCTTCACCATGCTCGTTTACTTGCTGAGAAAGTAGGAATGCCTCTCGTTGAGGTTGAAGTACCTAAAGACCCAGACATTATTAAACAAAGATTCCTTGACGTATGCAAGACGATTGAATACCCTTCAAACGTTCAAGTGCAAGTAGGTATCATGCTTTCATTCGTTGGGGAACAACTAGCAAAGGATGGATACAAGGTTGTCTTTAGTGGGGAAGGAAGTGATGAGAGTGCTGGTTCTTATGGTAACTATCGCATGTGGTCGAAGAAACCGGATTGGGTAGATGTCAAGAAGCAAATGTTCGAGAAACAATATTACGGAAACCTTCTAAGGGGTAACAACATCTTTATGCAATATGGAACGATTGAATGTCGTACTCCATTCTTTGATAGAGATTACGTTGAGTACGTTTGTAATTTACCCGAACATGCCACAACAGGAAAAGGCAAGCAATGGAAACAACATCTTGCCGATGCCTTTAGAGGGAAAATACCAGACGAGATTATTGATAGACCAAAGGAAGCATTCCAAAAAGGAACTTGCTTCAAGACTTGGTTCGAGGAACTAATTGTCAATGACCCTGAGTTAAACAAGAAGGGTCGTAAGAAGATGCACCATGTTATCATGGATACAATTCAAGGTCAATTAGGGTATAATATTAGAGACAGTAGAAAGTTTGAGTTTGCCACATTACACCAAAGTATAGGAGATTTGTTTGAATGAGTGATACATTAAGAGTAGAGAAGATTGGTTGGTTCTATGATGTAGTGCCAACCCACCCACAAGGGTTTAGAGTGCCAGGACCGCTATTTAATAAGTTGTTGGACATTGGTAAGAAGTATTTGGTGAATCGTTGCTTTGGTAGTCATGTATGTAAATTGTGCTTTCATGATGAAAGAGAGTATCTTGAGATGAGTGCTGACGAAAGAAAGCATTATGTTGATTTTAGTTATTGGGGTAACGGGGAGATATGGATTAAAGGAAAGAGCAAACTATGGGTTGCTCCGACTATGATTGTCCATTATATTCGTGACCATGGTTTCTTTCCTCCTCAAGAGTTCATGGATGACCTTGGTGCATTAACGGAAGACGAAGCATCGTACTATCACAAATTTGAGAAGAAGGATAATGCTAAGTTCAAGGAAATATATGGAGTGGCAACACGATGAAGTTATTAATTAGTTTACCGTACGAAGCAAGTACGAACAATTATAGTAAGTATTTTCCTTTCCCTCTTGCTCTTATGAAGTATAAGAAAGAAGGCGACGAACTTATTGATTTGAACAATATGTGTTATGGCATTAAGAAGGAAGAGAAGTACGCAATACTTGATAAGTACCTTGAGGTCGTAAACGAGAGTGACTACGATGAGTATTATGTTGGTGTTGGTGACTATGCCCCAGATGGTGACAAGTATGAATACTTTGAATACTTTCTAGAGAGAGTCAGCAAACCTGTTCAACTTCTTGGACCTTATTGCGTCTTTGAAGATAGGATTAAGAACTTTGAAAATGCAACTATCAAGGAAGCATACACCGACACTTATGGTGTAATGATACCAGATGAGATGTTACTGGAATATCCCGATGCAGACAAAGTATTGAGAGCAACTATGAGAATATCAAATGGTTGTCCTAGAAAGTGTGCTATGTGCCCTGTGCCCATCCTCCATGATGGTAAGTACAAGATGGAAGGCATTGACACATCTATTGCCATGATTAAAGAGTATTATGACAAGGGTGTTAAGTTGATGGTGTTCATTGATGATAACATGGGAGTGAACAAAAAGAAGTTCAAGAAGTTCTTACAAGAGATTAAGGCACAGAACTTTAAGGGAATGAAGTTTATTTCTCTCGAAGGGTTTGAGACTTACATGTTTGAAGACGAAGAGATTTGTCAGTTAATGAAAGAAACGAGATGGATGAACATTAAAACAGGAATGGAAAACATCAATGAAGAGTTCTTGGCAAAGATTAACAAATACTATGATGACCATACTGTTATCATTCGTGCCATGGAAAACATTCGTAAGTACAAACTAGATGTTTCTGTTTATTATCTAATTGGTTTGGACGAGACGGAAGAGGTTGTGATGGATAACATTCGTTTCATTTCAAAGTATCGTCTTGGTGTTCGTGTGAATATCCTCAGACCTTATGAGAATGGTCTTCTCGACTTTAATACATTTGAGCGTAAGATGGAAATGAAGAGAATGAAACATTTGAGTTCACTCTGTTATGGAGTTAGTTGGATTGCAACTAACCATGACATTGACATTTTCGAGGAGGGTGCATTTGAAAAAGCACTTGATAAATGCAAATTAGAGTGTACAATTGAAGATGGTATTATAACTTTCACTGGGAAAGTTTACGTTGGATTCAAGACTAGTAAATTGATTAAAGTATTAACTTATATGTTGGAGCAAAAGCATGGCAAGGTTAAACGTATTGAAGACAATAAAGAAAGAATTGTATTTGAAGTCCAGAAGGAAGTCAAAGTGCAAGAAGTAGATGACTTGTTTGAATAAGGAGAACTAATGTCACAAGAAGAAGAAGAGATTAACATTTGGTCGAGGGCTATTAGCGATACCCGCTTGGCGGTGTTTTACAATGGTCCAATAGAAGGAGCAACCATTCATGGTATCATTGAGGAGTTAAACTCTAACAACGAAAAAGGTTTTGACTTCGAGGACTTTGTTTTATTCTTGTCTAGTGGTGGTGGGGATGCGACAATGGTTAATCCATTTTATAGCATCTTCAAACCAATGGGATTAACGGCAATCGTTGGTCTTGGTCAAACATCTTCTGCAGCATTCCAAATTATGATTGAATGTAGAAAGAAAAGGATGCCTGTATTCATTGACCCTTCTTGTCACATTATCGTGCACAGGGTAGCAACTCAATGGATTGGTGAGCAAAGATACGAAAGAATTCAAGAGTATAACGACACTTGGGTTAAAGCATTTGAAACTTTGTTTGACAAATCAAATGAATACTTTCTAAAGAAATTGGATAAAGAAAGCAAAAGAAAATACAAAGATGGACTAAATCTATACTTGCTGGGTCGCAACTTGATTGACCTTGGGGTATTTGATGAATTTAAAGACGGTGTAATATAAGGAGAAAACACATGGCAAAAAAAGCAAAGAGTGACTTGGCGGCGAAATTCATGGCAATTTCAAAGAAGGTCGATAAAAACGTGAGTGAGTATGGGTCAACCCTAAACAACTCAATTTACAGTAATATCGAAGAGTACATTGATACTGGTTCGTATTCATTGAATCGTCTCATCACAGGGGACATTTACAAAGGAATCCCAAGAGGAAGGGTCATTGCCCTTGCTGGTGAGTCTGGAGTGGGCAAGTCGTTCGTAAGTGGAATGGCAATCAAGAATGCACAAGAAATGGGTTACACGGTAATTTATTATGATAGTGAGAATGCGGTGGATAATGACTTCATGGAACGAATTGGTGTTAATACTGAAGAGATGATGTACTTCCCAATTGATGTTATTGAAGATTTTAGAAATCATGCAATCAACACTTGTAAACAATTCTTGGATGAAAACCCAGAAGAAAAGGTCATGATTGTACTTGACTCCTTTGGAAACCTCTCTTGTGCTAAAGAGAAAAGAGACTTGGAAGCGGGCAAAGATAATAGTGATATGGGTGCAAGAGCAAAGGCGGGTAAGTCCATGCTCAAGGAAATGACTCACTTCTGTGGTAAGTACAGAGTGCCATTTATCTTCACCAATCACACCTACAAGGACGTTGCATCAGCACCAAATCCAATGTACGCAAAAGATATTCAAGGTGGTGGTCGTCAAGCAACTTACATGGCAAGTGCTGTTATCATGCTTCGTAAGTCTATTGACAAGGACGAGAACAAGAAGAAGAAAGGTTCTATCATTCGTATGAAGTCGGACAAGAATCGTCTTGCAAGGGATGAGCAACAAACAGAAATGTACCTCTCATTCACCGCTGGACCCAATAAGTATTATGGTCTTCTAGCGGATGCCTTGGAGTCTGGTGTGATGACTAAACCATCTGTGGGTTGGTATCAGACCAAATTTAGTGATAAGAAGGTCCGTGAAAAGGAGTTGTATAGCAATAAGATTTTCACCAAGGAATTACTTGACGAGATGAATGAATATTGCGTTAAGACTTATCAGTACGCAACTGTAGACTATGGAGAGGACACCTTAGCGGATGACCTCGAAGAAGTGGTAGAAGAATAAAATAGCACTTGAACATTAGGAAAATCGTATTATAATTATTAAAAGGAGAAAATAACATGAATGAACAAATACCATTTGCACAAGTTGAAGTAAGGTTCTTACAAGCGGTGATGAGTTATATCGAACAGATGCCACTTAAAGAAGTTAAGAATTTTTCTGCTAATTTGGACCAAATACTCGGAAACACACAAGAGCAATATGCTCAAGTTGATTTGGGTTTTCTACAGGCACTTGTGGATTATCTACAAGAAAAACCATATAAGGAAGTATTCCAATTTGTGAATATTTTAACTGGACAAAACAAACCACAAGAACCTCAAATGCCAGAAGCACCTATGCCAGAGCCTAATATCTCCGAGCATATTCCAGAGGGATTTGATGCTAGTGAAAGTACAACAGAGGAAGGTTAATTAAATTGGACCACGATATTCAGATTTACATTTTAAAGGGACTGTTCGAGAACATGTCTTTCTTTAGGAATGTGTCGCTTAACTTAGACCCCGAGTTCTTTGACGAGGACAAGGGGCCTATAGTTGAGTTTATTTCTAATTACTTTGCCAAGTATGATAAGATTCCAGAATACTCGGTTGTTGTTAATGTTATGTCAAAAGCAAAGAAATTTGGTGACGAACTTAAAGAAGAAATAGAAGAGACATTAATAAATATCAAGAAGTTGGAATTCGATTCCGAGGCAGAGAGTAAGTGGTTGTACGATGAGACTAAAGACTTTGCTACTGAAATGGCATTTAAAATATCTCTTCGTAAAGGTGTGATGGAATTGGAGAAGGATTCAAAGGAACAAGACCTTGGTGCTTCAATTCGTGATATGGAAAAATCTTTATCAATGACATGGGACGAAGACTTCGGTATTGAATTCTTTGATGAAGATGGCATTGATGACATTTATGACCACCTTGGTGACAATTCACTTCGCATTCCAATTGGAGTGCCCGCAATTGATGATGCCATTAATGGTGGTATTCCAGGTGAAACTAAATTTTGTGCGGTCTTTGTTGGTCAAGCGGGTTTGGGTAAGACGATGATTCTTGGTAATGCGGCATTGAATGCGGTCAAGGATGGAAAGAACGTTTTATATATCACCTTCGAGATTGACCAAAGAGAATTGAGAAAGAGACTTGATGCCTCATTCACTGACTTTAGTGTTAGTTCAATATTGAACATGCGTGACCAAGTTAAACAAAAGGTTAAGGATGCAAAAGCACAAGGTAATTGTGGACGTTTCATTATTAAAGAATTTCCACCAGCATCGGTGACAGCATTGCAAATTGAACAATTCCTTCATTCATTGAAGTTGAAGAAACAATTTGTGCCAGATGTTCTTGTATTGGATTACCTTGGTATCATGGTCCCAATCTCAAAGGACGCAAAGAATAGTTACGATAAGGGCAAAGCGGTTTGTGAAGAGATTCGTGCTTTGTCTGATAGATTCAAATGCCCAGTTCTTTCTGCGGCACAAGCAAATAGAAGTGGGTATGGGCAACAAAGCGTGGAGATGGATAACATCGCAGACTCCATGGGCATTGCTCACACGGCAGACCTTATCATCTCTCTTGCACAACCCGAAGAGTTGAAAGAGAATGACCAAATTAAATTCGAGGTTATTAAATCTAGGATTTCAAAATCGGGTTCAAGAGGAATCGTTGACGTTGATTACGATAGACTCAAGTTACTTTCCCCAGCG